TGCGCAACAGCAGAAGCGGACGATATCATAGCCCGCTGGATTGCACTACACCCCCAAGATGAACATATTATTGTCAGCAGTGATTCAGACTTCGTTCAGTTGGTTGCACCAAATGTGCAATTGTACAATGGCATAAACGATCACCTGTTCAGTGTTGATGGTGTAACTGATGCCAAAGGCAACCAATTGAGTTTTTCAATCGAAAGCAATTCAAAGATCAAAGTAGGCAAAGCCGACCGGAGCTTTGTGGCCCCGACTGACTATCAGAAGTGGGTGCTGTTCTTGAAGTGCATGCGTGGCGATCCTGGCGACAATGTGTTTTCGGCCTATCCTGGTGTGCGGGTGAAGGGCACTAAAAATCAAGTGGGACTAACAGAAGCCTTTGAGGATCGTGACAAAAAAGGCTACTCTTGGAACAATCTCATGCTTCAGCGTTGGATGGACCATGAAGAAGTCGAACACAAAGTTCTAACAGACTATGAACGCAACTGTGAACTGATTGATCTCACTGCACAGCCATCAGCAGTGAAAGATACAGTAGATGCTGTGATTTGTGAACAAGTCAGTGCCAAAGATATTGGCATGGTGGGCGCACATTTCTTAAAGTTCTGCGGCAAGTACGAACTTACCAAGCTGAGTGACCAAGCTGAACCAATTGGTCGCTGGCTGAATCAAACATATCAAGGAGTGTTAAAATGATAGTAGCAAAACCAGTAATTGACAACCAATACTGGATCCTCAAACAAAACAATCAAAAGATTGGCAACATTGAAGCCAGTGCAGATGGATACGTTGTAAAAATACAAAACCAAGTATCCAACTACAAGACCATGCCCATGGTCAGAGAAGTGATTGACATCACATTTGAGCCTTCAGAAACAGTAACTCCGCAGCCCAATGATTCAGTGCATGGCTACGAAACTGGATGCAAGACCTACAACGGGTTGTGGAATGTGCGACTGAAGTTGCCATTGTTTACCAAGCAAGACAAATCCAAATCATGGTTTGCGGCCGGTTGGTACATGGTCAAACAGCATCGTGCATGGAAAGCCGTGCGTAATCCCAAACTGATTGCGCTGGAACGTTATAAGTATCAAGGACCATTTCACACAAAGGAGCAAGCAAATGAATCCATTTAAAGACCATCAAATGTTTATGCTGGCGTCAGGCCAAACCACTGGAATCGAAAACGTCGATCAGTATAAACTTTATTACTCTCTTATCAAAGAGGAAGTGCAAGAGCTTGACGATTCAACCACTAGAGAAGATGATGTAGATGCTCTAATTGACATTATGGTTGTAACAATTGGAGCACTACATTCAATTGGTGTAGATGTAGAAGGCGCATGGCGTGAAGTACATAACAGCAATATGGCTAAAGTAGACGCAGGCACTGGTGTGGTGTTGCGTAGAGAAGATGGCAAAATTCTCAAACCCGAGGGTTGGCAGCCACCTAACCTAAAACAATATCTGCGATGAGTTTGCACATCAATCGGTTTATTGACTCAATCAAGGCAGCAGAAAGCCGTGGTCAAAAAGACCTTATCATGCCCATGCGTGATGCCAAGGACTTGCATGGTGATATAACCAAACTGTTGTTGGCACTAGAGCAATCACGCCAACAACAGGCCAGTCAAAATGAGCCAATTGAAGTGGTTTTGTCAGGTGGCAGTTTTAAATCTACATAGTTATTGGGATAAATAAACACGGAGTTTATCTATGTCAAGACCCAAGCCACAGGTGCTAATTGAAATCACCAGCAAACAAACTTACAAGACCGAGCAAGTGTTGGCCTCAGAAGGCGTGTGGGCAGTTTTTTATGATAACAAACCAATCAACTTAAAAACTTCAAACATGCTTACCCAGTACCCTGGTCCCAAGTATAAAAAGGTTAGTTTTTCGAATCCTGGGCATGCTAAAAATCTAGCCCGCAAACTCAACACACAGTTTCAGACCACAAAGTTTTCAGTGGTGCTATTAAAGTCTGGGGATACTGTGTACCCCAATGCTAACTAAACAATCAATCACTCAGCAGATATTAACAGGTCTTCCAGAGGACGATCGTCCTAGCTATGACGAAGCCTGCAAGTCATGGTGGATGAATTTTAGAGAAGGCGGTGGCATGAGATTGACCAATGCTGGATACATGGCCTTGAGCACTTGGGAATTTGAGACCTACTCATTTGCTGTGCCAACCAACTTGGTTGCCATTGCCAAACATTTGTTAATTTTAGACAAAAAATTAGATTGTCCTTACTACATTAAAATTGGCAAAAATCCGCAAATTGTTTTGTTTGGCAGCCGGCAGGCAGTAATGTTGGCCATGTACAACGACTTGGAAAAATGGTTAAAGTATCTTACTCGCACATGATTGTGCTTGCCGCACAAAGTTTGCTCGTATCCATTTAGGGTACATGTCAAGAACAAAATTTTGCTGACGTTGTAATCTTTCTTGATATGGCACAAGATTGATGTTACCTAGTATCAACTCTTTGTTAAGTTCTAGTGCTGCTTCGGCTCGTTGATCATTTGACAACCAATCATATGATGTGTTGACTAAATCTTCAAACATATCAAACCCTAGTTCTCGACAATCTTGCACTATGCCCGGGTGTCCAATCACAACGGGTATTTGTCCAGCAATCATAGCTTGTAAAGTTTTTTCAGTCACTATGCCTGGTCTAGCATCATACTGTGTTTCTGTAACAATATTCACAGCACATTGAGAATACAATGGTGATAGGCGCACAAAGTTTTCGTCATTCTCGGTGCCACGATAGGTTGAATATGCCCATTCAGGCAATGCAATTTGATTGCCATAACTTAACACACCATTGGGCCATGGTTGAAGAACATCAGCCACTCTTTGTCGATGTGAACATTCACGACCATTCAAACATTGCCACGACATAGTGCGCAGTTGATCAAAATATGGCAACCACTCTGATTGTCTTTTAGCAATTGATTCGCAGGTTGCTAGATTGTGATTGCTAAATTCAATGAGATTAATAGGACCAGAGTACAACTGATCCAGGCCATGGCTCCAATATGTTACGACTACTTGATTGGAATGCTGACCATAGTGTGTTTGTATTTGTGCTAGTTCTGTCAATCCAGGAGTAACAAAATCTTGAAAGTGTAGCAGTACCAAGGTGCGTGGGCCAAAATCAACGCCAGGTAACCGTAAAGGCCATCCAGATTGCGAGCTGTAAGGAGGTTGAAAACAGTTGTATTCGGCTATAAGGTCTATGCCCAAATGTTGAAAAGTGTAGGCGATTAATTCAGCATAGTTCACAAGAGTATTTACTAAGTATGCAATGTACTGGAATAATCCCTTAATTGAAGCACACTGGCCCGGAACGCAAGATCCTGTTCAAGATAGCATGCACAATGGTGAACATTGTTTGTTTTGGAATCCACATGCAGAATTTCAAAACTTACCAACCAATCAACGACTCAGTGAACTGTGTAGATGGGCCATGGAATGGCTCAACCACGACGGCATAAATGGGTTTGCCGCTGAACCACGCAACCATTACGACATTGCTAACTTGGTCAAACTGAATCTTTGGATCCATGATATTCGAGCACAAGGTATTGTAAAACCTTGGTTGTTGCTGGATCAAGATGGTACACTGGTCCCTGGTACTGGGGACAGTAGATTGAGATGTTTGGAACGCATACCAGAAATCCAAACTGTTCCTGCGTTCATAAGCACACATGTCAGCAGGGCTAATCAATATCAGCATTTAGAACCTGTGACCACATTGGATCAGTTTGCTAGATTATGTGGGGCAAGGCCCGGACAGTTGTTTACTTTTAGGCTGACAGATCCTACCGCACCATTTGGCATGTATTGGTACGAATACAACAGTGACCAAACTAGATGGGTCACACCCAGCGAATCAGATTGTGTTGCGGCGTTTGTGGCCTATGCTCGAGCACACCCAGGAATCAACATTGCTCCTGAATGGTTTGATTGCGTGATTAACTGGAACCAATACCACAATATTTTAAAAAAGTAGCGGCTTGAATCTGTTTCCATTGAGCAGATCGATCAGCAGATGGGGCAACA